AATTGACCAAAGAAACGGCGGTGCGGCTGTTTCTTCTGCAAATGGATACATTGTAGATAGATGGACACTTGCAAAGTATGGCCCAGGCGGGGGTGCATATTCTGGACAACAAGTTTGAGATGCGCCAGATGATTTCGACCACAGTTTAAAGGTTACAGTTACAACTTCTACTGCTGGAACAGTAAGTGATTATTGGCAAGCCTTCCAAACTATTGAGGGGTTTAATTCAAAGCATTTGAAGTGGGGAACCTCTGCGGCAAAAACAGTTACAGTTTCTTTTTGGGTAAAGTCTAGTGTAATTGGAACATATAGTTTTGCTTTTTATAATAATGGTTTTAATAGTGGTAATAGGGCTTTAGCAACTACTTATACTATTAATTCTGCCAATACATGGGAATACAAAACACTAACCATAAGTGGAGATGGAACTGCGGGTGCATCTTATTGGGGTACAACTAATACACAAGGGGTTGGTTGTTACTGGGATTTGGGTTGTGGAGATAACCAAAATATTCCTGCTGATACTTGGACTAGTAGTAATGCGAGAAGAGTTGCTGGGACAGTAAAACTTATCAATACTGCAAACGCCACGTGGCAAATCACAGGCGTAAAATTAGAGGTTGGCAGTGTGGCCACAGAGTTTGATCACAGAAGTTATGGTGAAGAGCTTGCGCTTTGTCAGAGGTATTATTACAGTTCTGATGAAGCCGACAGTTATATGATCGCTTTTGATGTCACAAGTGGTCAAGGTTACTACGGCGTAATAATGCTTCAGCCTACAATGAGAACAGCGCCTACAATAACTTTAAGCAATGAGTCCCACAATAATTTTGACGGTTTGAATATTTTTAGAAATTACCCAACAAGATTTGGCTGGTATGACACTGCTACAGGGTCAGGCAGGGGCTTATGGCAATTCGAGTGGGTTGCGGATGCGGAGCTATAACAATGAACAACATTAATATTACATCAGTACAATATGTACAATCAGAGTTCGATACAAGTCCAACGTCTGTAAAGGCTGTTATTGAAGGGTCAACAGTATTCGTTCCCCTAGACCCAGCCAACCGCCACTACGCCGAAATCATGCGCCAAGTTGAAGCAGGCACTCTAACTATCGCTGACGCTGAATAAAAAAAACATGTTATGCAAAATTATGATCACTATCTTGGAAATCCACTACTAAAAAAATCCAATGTTCCTGTAGAGTGGACTAAGGAACAAATCGTAGAATATCAGAAGTGTATGGAGAATCCCATATACTTTATTAAGAACTACATCAAGATTGTATCTCTTGATGAAGGGCTTGTGCCGTTTAAAATGTATGATTTCCAAGAGGATATTGTAGATACAATCCACGAAAATCGTTTTACTATATGTAAGATGCCACGACAGTCTGGTAAATCCACGACTATGGTATCTTATATTCTTCACTACGTTCTATTCAACCCTAACATGAATGTTGCAATCCTTGCCAACAAGGCAGCGACTGCAAGAGACATTCTTGGTAGACTTCAACTTGCTTATGAGAACCTTCCTAAGTGGTTACAGCAAGGGGTAGTGTCTTGGAACAAAGGTTCAGTAGACTTAGAGAATGGTAGTAGGGTTGTTGCATCATCTACATCTTCATCTGCTGTTCGTGGTGGTTCTTACAACATGATATTCTTGGACGAATTTGCATTCGTTCCAAACAATGTGGCAGAGGACTTTTTCAGTTCTGTTTACCCTACAATCTCATCTGGTAAATCTACTAAGGTTATTATTGTATCCACACCTAACGGTATGAATCTTTTCTATAAGTTATGGGTGGATGCAGAGAACAAAAGAAACTCGTATAATATCATAGATGTTCACTGGAGTCAAGTGCCAGGCAGAGATGAGAAGTGGCGAACAGAAACAATCGCAAACACTTCTGAAGAACAGTTCAGAAGAGAATTTGACTGTGAGTTCTTGGGTTCTGCAAATACACTGATTGCGCCTGCAAAGATTAAGTCAATGGCATTCTTAAATCCAATCACATCTAATGCTGGTTTGGATATGTATGAGAAACCAAATGATGGTGGTACATATGTTCTCGTTGCTGACGTTGCAAGAGGAACGAATAATGACTTCTCTGCATTTGTTGTCTTTGATGTAACTACAGTTCCCTATAAGATTGTTGCGAAATATCGTAACAACGAAATCAAACCACTACTCTTCCCCAATATTATATCAGATGTTGCAAAGGCATATAACCAAGCATACATTCTAGTTGAAGTAAATGATATAGGTGAACAGGTTGCAACTGCACTACAATTTGACTTGGAGTATGAGAACCTTATTATGGCAAGTATGCGTGGTCGTGCAGGTCAAGTCGTTGGTGGTGGCTTCAGCGGTGGAAAAGCACAATTGGGGGTAAGAACAACTAAGGCGGTTAAAAAACTAGGATGTTCTAACCTTAAACAGATTATTGAAACAGATAAACTAATTATCAATGATTACGACTTAATCAATGAGTTCTCTACCTTTATTCTTAAAGGACAATCGTTTGAAGCAGAAGATGGACACACAGATGACCTTGCAATGTGTTGTGTATTGTTTGCTTGGTTGGTAGAACAGACATACTTCAAAGAACTAACTGACGATGATATTCGTGCAAGAATGTTCTTAGAACAACAACATCAACTAGAACAGGACATGGCGCCTTTTGGTTTCTTTGATGATGGGTTAAATGATAATGGATATGGAGAAACTATTATTGATGAGTACGGAACACGGTGGAGTCCAGTAGTTCGCTCCTATGATTCTGATTGGTAGAAATCTTCAAATACCTACATAATATCAATAATATCGTTATCTAACTTTAAGAAACAATTCGCACATACTACTTTGGATTGGTTAATTAAATCTTTAACTTCTGTTCTAGATTCCTCATTCAATCCTTTTCTTTTAGAAAGAGAACGTATTTTCCTCTCGTGAGGATAAAATTGGAGACAAGCAGTTTCAGATTCCCCACAGTGACAACAGGTTTTATTCCCAAGATATTCATTAACCCATATCTTGCGAGCCCTGTAGTTACGTTGGGAAACCTTTTTTATGGTATTTTTGTATTTCTGATAGAACTCCGACATAAAACTATTTATGTGCTGCTAAACCTATAAAAAACTCGTGTAGAATAGGTTTTTTATAAATATTGATGTAAGTTTGGAAACTTAGATTATAATGAATCCATAAAGGAGAAACAAAGATGGCATTTCAAGTATCCCCTGGCGTACTCGTTAGAGAGATTGACTTGACCAATGTAGTTCCTGCTGTTGCAACGTCAATTGGAGCGATTGCTTCTGGCTTCCCACAAGGGCCAGTAGAAGAAATCATTCCGATTGCAAGTGAACAGGAACTTTTGGCAGTCTTTGGTAAACCAACCTCAACAAACTATGAGAATTGGTTCACCGCCGCTAACTTTCTTCAATACGGAAACGCTCTTCGTGTAGTTCGTGCAGACACAGCCGCTGTCAACGCTACCGCAGACGGAACTGGATTGAAGATTAAAAACGACAATGATTATGAAGATAACTATGCCGCTGGACAAGGTTCTGTAGGTAACTGGGCTGCAAGATTCCCAGGCACATACGGAAACGCAGTGGGCGTATCAATATGTACAAGTGCAACTGCATATGAACAGACAGTAACATCAACTGCATCTGCTGCGGCACTCGGCGCAACAACACTTGCAGTTACAGATGGAACAGAGTTTAATGTTGGTGACATCATTTATCTACAAGAAACAGATGGTCAACAGTATGAAGTTACTGCAATTGCAGTCAATAACCTAACCATTCGTCAACTAGACAACCCTAACGGTGGTGGTCTAAAGACTGCAATGGCAGGTGGTGAAGCAATTCGTAGACGTTGGAAGTTCTATGACTTCTTTGATGCTGCCCCAGGCACATCAGTTTACGCAACTGGTAAGAACATCACAAATGATGAAATGCACGTTGTTGTATTTGATCACACTGGTGGTATCACTGGTTTTGATGCAGACGTTGCTGGACAAAGAGGAAACTCTGTTATAGAAACATTCCCATTTGTATCACAGGCAAATACTGCAAAAACTCCACAAGGTGGAACTGCTTTCTATGCAAATGTTGTGAACACTGGTTCTTCTTTCGTAAGATGGATGGATCACGATGCATCACTAACTAATGCTGGAACACAGATTGCATCTGGAGCTTCTTATGCTTCTACTGCTGGTAAGGCGGGAGTTCTTTCCGATGACCTTGCTGGTGGAACAGATGATACTCCAACAATCGGTGAATTAGATATTGCATACAACTTGTTTGCTGACGCTGACACAGTTGATGTAAACCTAATTATGGCAGGAACTTGTCCTGCTTCAACAGATGGTGTTACACACGCAACCATGATTATCGACCTCTGTGAGGCTCGTAAAGATTGTGTTGGTTTCATCTCTCCTCGTAGAGCAGATGTTGTTGGT